CGCCCTCCCGCTCGACGGGGAGGGGTGAACCATGGCCTTCCAAACAGAACACGCACAAGCCAGCAAGCTGCCTGAGCACTCCGCTGACGGCTATGGCTGGGGAGGTGGTGCAGTCCTCACCATCGGAACGAAGTCCATTTTGCTTGGCGAGGGCAAAGACGCTCACGTGCTCGCGGCAGAAATCGCTCGGCGGTGGAATGCCGCCGGCCGAGCGGCCCTCAAAGAGGAGGGGCGGTGATGATGAAGGAAGATCTGGAGCTTCTACGGAAGCGCGCCCACGAAGCGCCTATGAACCAAGTTGCCCAAGATCACACAGGGCGCCGATATCTACTAACGCATAGTATGTCTTGGGCGAAAGCTAGCCGCGAATACGCAGAAGCGCTCGCTGCCTTGCGCCCCACCACCCAGGAGCCCCCGCGCCATGACTGACCTGATCGAGAAGTTTAAGCTTACCCCTATCGTCTGGGTAATCCCGGGGGTCGATAACGCCAACAGCCGTGGTTACGTCGACGCCATGGATGAGAAAGAGGGGGAGTTCACTCGTCCGCTTTTCGGCGTCGAAGCTCTGTCCATCGCGCTCGCGGCCCAGGCGGCGGAGATCGAGCGGCTGACGAAGGAGCGGGACGAGGCTGAAACGACGCGGGCGGAACAGTGGCGCCGTCGCAGGGATGCGGAGGGGGATCGGGACACCTTAAAGGCTGCTCTCAGCTCAGTGCGTGATGAGCGCGATGCTCTCGCGGCACGGGTGGCGGAGATGGATGGGGTGCTGAAGCTCGCCGAAGACAAACTCTTTGAGATCAACCCCTCGAATTACGAGCACGACGATGTTTGCAGGCTCAATGACGCCTGCGTCGAGGTGCTACTCGCCATTGACGCCCACCACTCAACCGAGGCGGGCGAAGGAGGTGCATCGTGACCCAGGAGCGCACCTCTGCCACACCAGCGCCCGTCGTCTTCGTCTCGACCGCTGCGCCAAAGCCGTGCGACAGCGGCCCGCGCCCGACGCTGCACCCGCCATTGGAGACCAGCCCCGAACTGCTCGCCCTGATCGAGCGCGCCAAGAGCCACAAGATGACGCCCGAGGAGATCGACGCACAGCGCCGGTCGTGGGTGCGTGGGCAGATGGGCCTCTCCGACCCAACCCGGACTCCGGAGCAGATCGACGCCGCGCTGGACGCGGTGCTCGGGCCGCCCCTGTCCGCCCAGCTCGCTGCCGCTCGCGAGGCCGGCCGCCTGGAGGGTGACGCAGCAGGATATCGGAGGGGGATGGAGGAGGCGGCCCAGATCGCCGAACGCGTGACCTCCTTCAGCGACAACCTGCAGAAGAGCGCAGGTCTCCTCACCACCGGGGAAGCAATCGCCGCCGCCATCCGCGCCAAGCTGGAGGGGAAGTAAATGCCTCCTCGTAAAACCAATCCTGATGAGCTTCGCGCCCTCTTCGAGGCCGGCTACACGGTAAGTGCTATTGCAAAGAGATTTGATCTTCACTACTCCACTGTGTACAACGCGCTAAAGGTCGACGCAGAGTTTTTTCGAGAGGAGGCGGAAAAACGTGGCATATCTACAACCATGTTAAAAAACCGTCTCTTGCGAGTAATCGTCAAGGACAAACTCATTAACGCAATTCTGGACGACAAAGATGATGAAACTTCTCGCTGAGTGCCAAACCGACGCCATGAAGCCGGGCGGCCGTGAGCGTGTACGGAAGCGCGCACTCGCGCTTGAGCACTTTTACGTGCTTGCCTCTGAGGTTGGGGCGACGACTGAAATTCCAGTGGACTTCGCGTGGAAAGGTGAACCCCTCACTCTTCACGAAATTCGCTCCCTGATCGAGCAACTCCACTCCATCGCAAACGGGGGCCGAGAATGACACCGCTCTATCTCTTTGATGGATCACCGCGATATCCTAAAGGCGGTCCGCCACAGGCCACTAAAGTCCTTTGGCGCGCAGAGGATTTCCATAGCGATCTTGGCTCAAAAATCGAGCTTCGATGGTATATTGTGCTCAAGGAGACCCCAAAAGGCTTCTGGATTGATTTCAACTTTAATAAGCACTTTGTGCTTAAGGGCGATGGCAAGCGATTAGCTTACGAGACAGAAAAGCTCGCTTTGGCCTCGCTAAAGCGGCGCAAGCAATTGCAGATCAGATACCTTCGCCATAAACTTGATTGCGCCCAGACCGCATTTGAACTCTGCGAGAAGGAGCTTGCTCGTGAAGCCTGAAACCCTCCTTTCCCTCTTCATCACCGCCGCCATCTTCTTCATCCTCTTCAGGATCTTCCCATGAGCTCAGATGAACAAGAGGCCCTGTCCCGCAAATACGTGGCCTTCACTCTCCTCCCCCTCTCGAGCGGGGCCTGGGCTCTCTTCACCCCCGACCGTAACCTCATCTACATCGGAGCCGACCCCCTTCCCGCCGCACTGCAAACATCTCTTGACAGCTTCGGCCACTTGTGTTATCCACCCAAGGTCGACGATGGAACCGACCTTCTCAAGGAGCTTGGACTATGAACTTCCCTCACAACGTCAAGGTGCTGATCGCGAACAACTTCGATTACCGCGACGACGGCCCCTGGTGGTGCCAGTATTCCGTTGCGCACAACGACACCAAGCTCGAAATCACCGGCTACGGCCCCACTCTCGAGGCCGCCGTCGAGGTCTGCAACGAGAAGTATCGCGTGTTCGTTCCGGTGCTCCCGATTGAAGTGCTCGCGCCGGTCGTGAATGTCAAGCAGCTCACGCAGTCCGACGACGAGATCCCCTTCTGACCTTTTCACCCTTTTATTGGAGAGAAAAATGCCCAAGATCCCTGATGGAACTTTCGTCCAGATCGAGACGATGGAGTCTGCTTACGAACATCGGGCCTATCGGTGCTCCCTTTCCTTTGGCAATTTCGACGTTCAGGAATGTGGAGCAACCTCGGAAGCCGCCCTGGAAAAGGCGGCCGTCGCGCTCGCTACCGCAATGGCCGCCGTTGAGGCTTCGAAGTGAAAATCCTCCCCCCAACCCACACCGCAGATGAGCACCTCGCCTTCGATATGCTCATCGACAGCCTCAAAACCGCGTCAACCGCGGCAGTTAAGCTCGGGCAGCTTCGCGACGACAATCGCTGGCATCGTGTTGCCAGCTCCTTCACCACCACCATCGACCTCGTTTACAAGTTGATGGAAGAGAGCACGCTACGGAGTACGCAATGAAATGGCCACGCTCACATCGTCCAAAGGATTTCGACGATTTTATCAAGTCCATCGTCAACGGCAACAGCTTCGAAATGCTACCGTTAACAAACGAATTCGAGGTAGTTCGTCTAGCACGCTACGACGGTACTTTCCTCATCTACCGAACAGCCAAAGGCAAACTATCGTGGCATCCTGAGCTTTTCCAGCTATACAAGGAATGGAGCCCCTCGTGACCTTCACCCCCACCGACGAGCAAGTCGCCATTGTCGAGGCAGCCAAGCGCACCAAGGATAACCTCCTTGTCTCCGCCTTGGCTGGTGCGGCAAAAACCTCCACCCTCGAACTTATCACCAAGGCCGTGGTCGGCATTCCCATCCTCTCCCTCGCCTTCAACAAAAAGATCGCGGAGGAGATGAAGCGGCGTCTGCCCTCCCACGTCACCTGCCAGACCATGAACGCCCTCGGCCATCGCGCCTGGGGCAGCCAGACCGGTAAGCGACTTGTTCTCGAAACCTCGAAGATGGCCGACATTGTCAAGTCCATCATCGAGGATTTCCCTCGCGAGGACAAGGGCATCGCCTATGATCTCATGGGCGACACCCTCAAAATGATAGCCATGGCCAAGACCAATGGCTACATTCCCCCGAACAAGTTCGCCAACATCCAGCCCCTCATCGAGGAGGAGGACTTCCTTGCCGGCCTTGACGAGGAACCTCACCCCCTCCAGATCGACATTCTCCGGGCCGCACTCTCTCGCTCAATCTCCGCGGCCTACGATGGGCTGGTCGATTTCAACGACCAGCTTTATATGCCTACCATCTTTGGAGGGATTTTCCCCAAGCCACCCCTCGTCCTTGTCGATGAGGCCCAGGACCTTTCTCCCCTCAACCACCACATGCTCCACAAGATCGTCACCAAGCGAATAATCGCAGTCGGCGACCCCTATCAGAGCATCTACGGTTTCCGGGGCGCGGTGGCCAACGGCATGTCCCAGCTCAAATCCACCTTCTCCATGCGTGAGCTGGGCCTCACCATCTCCTTCCGCTGCCCGAAAGCTGTGGTGGAGATTGCTCGCCTTCGCGCCCCCCACATGCAGTGGGCGCCACAGGCAGCCGAAGGCGAAGTCCTTTATCTCGACGAGCACAAGCTCGTGGATATCCCCGACTTCGCCGCCATCATCTGTCGCAACAACGCCCCGCTCTTCAAGCTTGCTTTCCGCCTCATCCGCGAAGGCCGGGGCGTGACCCTTGTCGGGGCTGACATCGGCCCCAGCCTCATTCGCATCCTCAAGAAGCTCGGACCGGAAGACACTCCGCAAGAGACTGTCTTCGAGCTGATCGCCAAATGGGAGGCCGAGGCCCACAAAAAGACCCGCGCGAAGGCCTCGCTCGCGGACCGCGCGGAGTGTCTCCGCATCTTCGCCGCCCAGGGCCCGACGCTCGCAGCAGCAATCGCTTACGCCGAGCACCTTTTCAAGGCCCAGGGCCCCATCCAGCTCCTCTCCGGGCACAAGTCCAAGGGCCTGGAATGGGATACGGTGTACCACCTCGACTCCCACCTCATCCCCGCGATCTACGCCAAGACCCAGGAGGCCCTCCAGCAGGAAGAGAACATCCGCTACGTCATCAACACGCGGGCAAAGCAGAGCCTGCGCTTTGTGAATTCGGACAGCCTTACGTAGGGCGGATTTACCGGGGCAACCCGCCCCCCGTTTCCTGAAAAAAGTGATCGCCCCCACAAGATCGATGTTGACAGCCACCCGCCACCCGTATAACGTCGATTGTGCATCGGGGCGTGGCCCCACCAAACCGGCGCCCCGGCGCCACCCAAGAGGAACACAATGGAACAGATCACGATCCAGGGTTTCGAGTTCACCGTCCCGGCCCCGTACACCGCTGGCCACTCCCTCACCGAGGGCGAAGCCTCCGCGCTGAATGGCCTTCTCCACGAGAACCTTCGTAACAACTTCGCCTCCAAGGTGAAGAAGGCGAAGGAAGAGGCCGGCGCGGACGGCGAGGTCAATCTCGGCGCGCTGCAGGATGAACTCACCGAGTACGCTGAAGGCTACGAGTTCGGTGTGCGTCGGCCCGGCGGCGGCGGCGGTGTCCGTCTCGACCCCGTGACTTCCGAGGCGCTGAAGCTGGCGAAGGCCGCCATCTACGACGCGCTGAAGAAGCAGGGCAAGGCACGCAAGGACTACTCGAACGACCAGATCACCGCCGCGGCGATGAAGCTGCTCGAGAGCGAGAAGGGCGAGCAGTTCAAGGCCGTCGCCCGCGAGCGCGTCGAGGCCGCTCAGTCCATCGCGCAGATCACCCTCGAGGGGATCTGATCCAATGAGGGAGTGCTGGTATGAAGCCCTGCGCTCCCCTTTCGGGGTCGTCGTCACCTGCGTCGGCGACCCCGAAAAAGTTCGCAATCTCCTTTACAAAATACGAAGGGAGTTTGGCGACCCGGCCCTTGACAACATCGTCATCGTCCGTTCTCCAACCGAGCCCCAAGACCTTTGGCTCATGAAGAAGCGAGTGAATTTCGATGAAGCGCAACGAGACGTCCCCGGTGGAGAAGATGACAGTCCGCCTGTATAGTGGGGACTATCGTCGGCTCGGAGAACTGCACCCCCACCTCGGTGCAAACAAAGTCATTCGTGAGCTGGTTCGTCAGCACATTCAGCGGGTAGAGGCCAAGATTGGCCCGGCCCCTGAGATCAAGGAGAACATCGATGTCTGACCTCAACCACATCTTCAACAGCGACCCCGACTCGCTCACCGCGAGCAACATCGACGAGATCATCGCGTTCCTCCGCGATGCCCGCGCGAAGTACATGCTCGGCCTTAAGTCGGCGGGCAACCCGAAGAAGGCGCTCGACCTCACCAAGAAGGTGAACGAGAAGCCCACCCTCAACCTCGACGAACTCGGCCTCTGAAAGGACCCCCCACCATGGATATCTTTCACCGTGTGAACAAAATCATGTCGCTGACCATTGAACTTCAGGGCGACCTCGAGGGTGTGCTCGAGGAGCTGCGGGAGGAAGAGGTGAATAGCCAGGACGAAGCCGACCGTTGGGACGAGGAAAGCGGCGGCCCGGAGCCTGAGGTCATCGACAACTCCGAGGAGATCTCCGTGCTCGAGGAGCAGATCATGGGCGTGAATGCTGTCATCGCTGCGCTGGAGTCTCTCCGTTGAGTTCGCCCTTTCTCTCGAACTCCGCGAAGCAATTCGCCTGGGACTCCACGTCCCTCGGGTGGCTGAAAACCTGCCCCCGCCTCTACCAGTACCACATGATCGAGGGGCTTCGCTCCAAGGGCGAGTCCCCTCACCTTCGCTTCGGCATCGAGTACCACCACGGCCTCGAGTTCTTCGATCACCAGAAAGCTCAGGGCATCCCCCATGAGGACGCGCTCCGCGCTACCGTGCTCGAGGTCCTTCGCCGGACTTGGGATAAGACCGAGGTCGTCGCAACCGACAGCGACGGCAACACTCAGGTCGTCCACACCAAAGCCGAGGGCTGGGTCTCCGACCACACCTCGAAGAACCGCTTTACTCTCCTCCGGAGTGTGGTGTGGTACATCGAGCACTTCCGTGACGACCCCGCTCACACCATCGTCCTCGCTGACGGCAAGCCGGCCGTCGAGCTTTCCTTCCGCTTCGACTTCACCGAAGAGCTGATGCTCTGCGGCCACCTCGACCGGCTCGTCAACTTCCAGTCCAACATCTACGTGATGGACCGGAAGACCACGGGCTCCACCATCTCCGGCCACTTCTTCGACGGCTTCGCCCCTGACAACCAGATGTCGCTCTACACCTTCGCGGCCCAGGTTGTCTATAACACTCCGGCCTCCGGCGTCATCATCGACGGCGCGCAGATCGCTGTTGGCTTCACTCGCTACGAGCGCGGTTTCACCTACCGCTCTCCAGACCAAACCGAAGAGTGGCTCGACGACACTCAGTCCTACATCTCGCAGGCCTGGGGCTACGCCGAGCGCGGATACTGGCCGATGAACGACAAGAGCTGTGACAAGTTCGGCGGGTGCGCGTTCCGCAAGATTTGCTCTCGGCCGAAGGTTGCGCGGCCTGGTCTCATCGCCAATGATTTCATCGAGCACCGCTGGAACCCGCTGGAGGTGAGGTGATGCGCCAGTATAACAACCCCAAGCGGCTAATAGCGGAAGCTGAACGTCGCGTAGACAGCCTTGTCGAGGAACGCGAGGATCTCAAGGCCAAAATGGAATGGCTGAGCTACTGTCTCCACCGCAATATGACTGAGATCAGTCACTTCAAAAAGCTGATCGATGAGTGTGAAGAGCAACTTAAGGGAGATGTCTAGTGGCCAGCCTTTCCACCCACATCTCCTCCGGCGTCGCCAAGATGCTCCTCATGGGAGACTCCGGCACAGGCAAGACCGGCTCCCTCGCATCTCTCGCGAAGGCCGGCTACCACCTCCACATCCTCGACTACGACAACGGCCTGGACTCTCTCGCCCAGGCCCTCCGTGACGCGCCCGACGCCCTGGCCAACGTCGATTACGAGAGCCTCCGCGACAAGCTGAAGCCCTCGCCAATGGGGCCTGTGGTCGACGGCATCCCCAAGGCATTCACTCAGGGCGTCAATCTCCTCGACAAGTGGAGCGACGGCAGCCGGCCCCGTGAGTGGGGCACCAACCACATTCTCGTCCTCGACTCCACCACCCACTTCGGCAACGCTGCCTATAACTGGGCGGTCGCGATGAACCCGAGCTGCAAGGACCCTCGCCAGTGGTACGGCGTCGCGCAGGACGCCTTCGAGAATGTGATCGCGCTGCTCACCGACCCAGCGTTCACCGCTAACGTCATCATCATCTCCCACATCTCGTGGGTCGAGCGGCCGGACGGCACGATGAAGGGCTATCCCTCTTCCATCGGCAAAGCCCTCGGCCCGCAGATCCCAACCTTCTTCAACAGCGTCGCCCTCTGCGAGACCACCGGAGTCGGGCAGGCTGTCAAGCGAACCATCCGCACCACCCCCACCGCCCTCATCGATCTGAAGAACCCTGCGAGCATGCGGATGGCCCCGCAGCTTCCGATCGAAACGGGACTTGCCACCTTCTTTCAGACCCTCAAAGGGGACAAATGATGGAAGAACATAACGGACTCCCTGTTCAGGGGTATCGTTCTCAGTCTACGAGTAACGTAGATCTTGTGAACAAGAACAAGGTGAAGGAGGAAGAGATCCTTCGCACCATCGACGAACTCAAGGAGAACACTGAGGTCGATCAGCGCTGGCTCGCCATCGCCAAGACTCAGCTTGAGCAGGGCTTCATGGCTCTGAACCGTTCTATCTTCAAACCCACCCGTATCGATCTCTGAGAGAAAACAAATGAGCAACTTCGCTTCCGTCCTCAACAAGCGCGCGGATGATATCGAGGCTCCGGTTCCGATCCCGGTTGGCCGCTACATCGGGGTGGTTGCCGGCCCCGCTGAGTTCAAGGAGATCGGCAAGAACCAGACGCCCGGCGCCATCCTCAAGATCCGGCTTCTCCAGCCGATGGAGGACGTCGATGCTGAGGCGCTTGCCGCTGCCGGCGGTATCCCCGAGCGCACTCTCAACCACACCGTCTGGCTGAGCGAAGACGCTGAGTATCGCACCAAGACCTTCCTCACCGAGGACCTTGGGCTCGAGGCCGGCAACAAGACGCTCGGCGAGCTGTTCTCCGAGGTCAACGGCGCCACCGTGGGCGTGCTCATCAAGCACGAGCCGTCGCAGGATCAGCGCCAGATCTTCGCGCGGATCGACCGGACCTTCAACCCGAACGCCTAACCGAGGGTTTTCCCTCCCTTTACCTCGGTTAGGCTGGCGCCCGGTGTTTCCAGTGCACCGGGCGCCTCTTTGCGGTAGAGGTCCTGGACCGGCGCCGCTCACGGTCAAATTGTGAACTAGACCTCTGGCAACGCTCCGGCGGGCGCCGCAATTTTCTTTAGGGGGATCCAATGACTTCAGGTAACTTCGCGTCCTATCCTATTTCTGACATCATCGTCCTCCGTGAGGAACGCCAGCGCCGCCAGCTCACTTCAATCGATGAGCTGGCGGAAAGCATTTCCAAGATCGGCCTCATCCACCCCATCACCATTACACGAGAAGGAACCCTTGTCGCAGGAGAGCGTCGCCTTACCGCGTGCAAGTCACTTGGCTGGACGTCGATCCCGGTTCAGTTCGCCGAAGATCTTTCCCTTGAAGAGCTTCGCATCCTCGAACTCGAGGAGAATGTAAAGCGGGTCGATCTTACCTGGCAGGAACAGGCCGCGGCCCTTTCAGCCTACCACGACGCTCGCAAAGCTGTCGATCCTGAATGGACCCAGGCCGACACCGCCCGCGAAGTTTCCCTAAACGAAGGCGCCATCTCCAAAGCGCTCAAGGTGAGCACGATGCTCAACGACCCGCTCGTCGCGACAGCAAAGACGCGAGTGGCCGCCCTCAACATCGTGGCCCGGAAAGAGGAGCGGAAGAAACTCGATGAACTCGCGGAGATCGTGGAGGAGGACGCCCCCTCCGATATCCTCAACGTCGATTTCATGCACTGGGCCGAGGCATATTCCGGCCCCAAGTTCAATTTCATCCACTGCGATTTCCCCTACGGAGTCAATCTCCATAAGAGCGGTCAGGCGCCGGGGCTGGATACCGGGAACTACACCGACAGCCCCGACGTGTATTTCCAGCTCCTTAACTTTCTTATCGACAATCTCGATAATTTCTGCGCGTCGAGCGCCCACCTAGTCTTTTGGTACTCCATGAAGTACCACACAGACACGGTGAAGAAGCTTTCGCAGGCCTTTGTAGTCAACCCTCTCCCGCTTGTTTGGGTGAAGAGCGACAACGCCGGCATCCTACCTGACCACTCTCGTGGCCCTCGCCAGATCTACGAGACCGCCCTCTTCGCCTATCGAGGCGATCGCAAGATCGTGCGAGCAGTTTCCAACGCAATTTCCTCGCCGACCACGCGCGAGATCCACATGAGCGAGAAGCCGCTCCCGGTTCTCGAGCATTTCTTCCGCATGATCGTGGACGATACCACCTCCATTCTCGACCCCACATGCGGGAGCGGCGGAGCCCTTCGCGCCGCGCATTCTCTTGGCGCCCGCGCTATCCTCGGGCTTGAGCGCGAATACGAGTTTGCGCAGAAAGCAAACGCCGCCTTGCGCGCGCACAAAAATCAGGCGCAACTGGAGATCTCCCTGTGAAGATCATGATCGTTGGCGAGGCCTGGGGCGAGGAAGAGGAACGCCAAGGCCTCGCTTTTGTCGGCCCATCCGGCCGCCTGCTCAACCAGATGTTGACGGACGCCGGGCTTAACCGGGCGGACTGTTACCTCACCAACGTCTTCAACCTGCGCCCCAAGCCGACGAATGACATCAGCAATCTTTGCGGCCCGAAACCTCAGGGTATTCCGGGCCGCAATTCAGTTTCCTCCGGCAAGTACATCCGCGCCGAATTCGCCCCCGAGCTTGTCCGGCTTGAGGCCGAGCTCCGTGACGTGAAGCCGAATGTTATAGTGCCTGCAGGTGGTACGGCCTCGTGGGCCGTTCTCGGCAACGGAGGCATTCGTCGAATTCGCGGGACCGTCACGCCCTCCCCTTTCGGTAAGGTCATCCCAGTCTACCATCCCGCAGCCATTCTCCGGGACTGGAGCTTGCGCCATGTAACCGTGCTTGACCTTATGAAGGTACGGCGCGAGGCTGAGTTCCCCGAGGTCCGCCGGCCTTCGCGCAAGCTTTGGCTCGATCCAACCCTCGCCGATATCGAGACTTTCTTCTACACCTACGTCACTGAGGCGAAGCGTATGGCTGTCGACATCGAGACGGCTTACGACACAATCACCTGCATCGGTTTTGCGCCGCGCCCCGACCTCGCCCTCGTAATCCCCTTCAGCGACAACCGCAAGGACGGGAACTATTGGGGCTCCTTCGAGGAAGAGAAGCTTGCGTGGGAGTGGGTTCGTCGCTTTCTCGCCTCCCCCTGCGAGAAGGTTTTCCAGAACGGCCTCTACGATATGTCCTGGCTCTGGAAGCGGATGGGCATTCCCCTCAACAACGTCGCACATGACACGATGCTTCTCCACCACAGCCTTCAGATCGAGAGCCCGAAGGGGCTGGATTTTCTGGGCTCAGTCTACACCAATGAGGCCGCCTGGAAACTCATGCGGCCGAAGGGGAAGAAGACCCTAAAGCAGGAGGAATGAATGAGCTGGGAATACGCGAAAGACCATGGAGTTCGCTGCAACCTTTCCATGAAGATGATTGTGTTGGCAAGCGGAATTCCGGCAGTGCTCGTCTCGCTCATCAACGCGGACACCGATGAGCCTGTAGCTTATTGTCTCGCTAACGTGGATGACTTTTTCATGAACTGTCACCACACAGCCGAGTCCTACAACGAGATGATTGGAGGGGGCGATGAAGCGTGTGTTAATTGAGAGCCCGTTCGCGGGCGACTGCGCGGCCAATCTCGAGTATCTTCGCCGCTGCATCATGGACTGCATCCACCGCGGCGAGGCCCCTTTCGCCAGTCACGGCTTCTACACGCAGTTCCTCAACGACGACGTACCCGCCGAGCGTGCGCTTGGTATGGAGGCCGGCTGGTCGTGGGGGACCGTCGCGCAGCTCGTCGCAGTCTACGCCGACCGGGGCGTGAGTGTTGGTATGGAGCTGGGGATTGAGCGGGCGCAGGCGGCTGGTATCCCCGTTACCTATCGCTATTTGAGAGACCGGGCCGATGCGGATCGTTGATAGCTCTTTCCTCACCCCAGCCACGATGCCCTCAGGCGAGACCGAGAAGCTCCACATCTACAACGGCCTCGACTGTTGTGTCACACTCGAGGTGCTGGAGACAATCCTTCCCCAGCTCGACAATATCACCGGAGCCACCTACAACTTCTCCATGTCGCTCATGGCGCCGATCATGCAGATGAACATGCGAGGGGTGCGTGTTGATCTCGAGGCCAGAGACAAGTTCATCTCCGAGGCCGAAGCCACGCTTGAGCGTATCGACGCCAATCTCCATCGCATCCTCCGCGAGGGGCTGGACTTCGATATCAATTGGCGCTCGCCCAAGCAGATGAACCAGCTCTTTTACGAGGTGCTCCAGCTTCCGGTTATCCGCAAGCGCAACGCGCAGGGCGGTTTCTCCCCCACCACCAACCGAGACGCGCTGGAGAAGCTGTCCGCCCACTTCATCGCCACCCCTATCATCAACCACATTCTTGCACTCCGCGATCTCGGCAAGACGATTGGAGTGCTCCGTACGGAGATCGATGATGATGCAAGACTCCGCACCTCCTACAATATTGGAGGGACTGACACAGGCCGCCTTAGTTCCTCAAGATCCGACTTTGGCTCTGGCACAAATCTACAGAATATTACCCAACGGCTCCGTCGCATTTTTGTGGCAGACCCTGGTTACAAATTCGCTAATATCGACCTCAGCCAGGCCGATGCTCGAGGGGTGGGAGCTATCACCTGGAACTTATTTGGTGATGACAGTTACCTCCGAGCTTGCGAGAGCGGAGACCTTCATACTACAGTCACCAGGATGTCCCAGCCAAGTCTCGCGTGGCCCGGGACTCCTGACGGGGATCGAGCCCTCGCCGACGAAGCCGCTTATCGTCACCTTAGTCGGCGAGATCTCTCCAAAAAACTTGGCCACGGAACCAACTTCTATGGCCAGCCGCCCACGATGGCGAAACATGCTCAGCTCCCTGTGGAGATGATCGTCGCCTTTCAGCAAAACTACTTCAAGGCGTTTCCGGGCATCCGAAAGTGGCACACGCACGTCGCGCAGACCCTCATACGGGAGGGCTGCATCACAACCCTTCTCGGGCGCAAGCGATACTTCCTTGATCGTCTCACTGAAGACAGCACCCTCCGCAAAGCAATCGCATACGAGCCGCAGTCTATCACGGCCGACACGATTGACGAGGGCCTCCTCAACATCTGGCGCAAATATCCTCAAGTCCAGCTTCTCCTTCAAGTCCACGACTCCATCCTCCTTCAATATCCCGAGCACCTCGAAGATGAACTCCTTCCCCTCCTCCTGAAAGAAATCGAGATAGAACGGACGCTCAACGGCGGCCGGAAATTTACCATCCCAGCTGAGGCTATGGTGGGGTGGAATT